TACGTATTAGTAAGAACTACTTAGCAATTTAATAGTAATATAAGTTAGGCGGGACAGGCTCGCCTAACTTAATAACCTTATCGGGGAATATGGAACCGGGGAAAATAAAATGGCAAATAACAATTTCGTAGTACAAAATGGTCTTACAGTAGGTCCGTTAACAATCAACGCTGCAACTGGTGATATCGTTACAACAGGTAACATTATAGCTACTAGTTCGATATCAAATGACTCAGTTAATACATTAACAGCTAACGTATTAGTTGGCGGCAACAACGGCAATATTAGCTTAACTGGTAACATTTTACCTTCTGCTAACATTACTTACAACTTAGGTAGTCCAACACAACAGTTTAAATCTGTTTACGTTGGTCCAGGTACACTTTACGTTAACGGTAAACCAGTTATTACAGATAACTCCGGTACAATTCAGTTTACTACAACCCCAGGTCAAAACTTAGCTATCTTAACAGACGCAGGTGGTAACTTACAATTTGGCGCAAACGGCGCAGGTGGTGTAATTCAGATTCAAGCACCTTTACAAATTGGTGCAGGTTATAACGTTACTTCCAGTGATGGTAATGCAATTAAGATTGCTAACCAAGTTGCTGTTGATAGTATTGTTTCTCGTAGTACTAATACAAACTTAACATTAGCTGCAAACGGTACAGGTAAAATTGCTATTAACAATAGTATTACTGGTGGCGGTACAGTTACTATTGCTGATACAACAGCAACATCATCATCTGGCACTGGTGCTTTAGTTGTATCAGGCGGTGTTGGCGTTAACGGTGACATTCGCGTATCTGGTAACGTTTACTCATATGGTTACATCAACGTATCAACTTCTCAGTTAGACGTTAGTGCTCCATTAGTATATCTAACAACTAGTGCACCATATCCATACAGTTATGATATTGGTATGTACAGTCACTTTATTGGCGGTGCTGCTAACACATATCAACACACTGGTATTGTACGTAACCACGCCGACGGTGTTTGGAACTTCTTTAGTAACTGTATTAGTGAACCAACAACTACAATTAACTTCAGTGATCCAAACTTTGCTTTAGACACAATTAACATTGGTGGTCTTAAAGTTAACGGTTCTTCTGGTACAAACGGTCAGTTCTTACAATCAACTGGCTCTGGTCTAAGTTGGGTAACATTAAGTGCAAGTTCTATCAGTAACGGTACAAGTAACGTATCAGTGGCAAGTAACGCTGGTATTACATTTAACGTTGCCGGTGCAAACGTTGTTGCAGTTGGCTCAAGCGGTATTACTCCAAATGCCAACACTACTGTTAATATTGGTTCTACCAGTAACTGGTTTAACAATATCTACGGTACAGCAACACACGCATTATACGCTGACTTGGCAGAAAATTACACAGCAGACAAAGCATATCCAGCTGGTACAGTAGTTATGTTTGGTGGTAGTGCAGAAGTTACTTTAGCTGACGCTGATACAACAGCAGTAGCAGGTGTAGTTTCTACAAATCCAGCACACTTAATGAATGGCGGATTAACTGGCGGCAACGTAGTTCCATTGGCACTACAAGGTCGTGTACCATGTCAAGTTATTGGTCCAGTTAAGAAGGGCGATTTAATGGTATCAGCAGGTTTTGGTTTTGCTAAAGCTAACAACTCTGCTAACGTAGGTCAAGTAATTGGTAAAGCACTACAAGAAGTTGCCTTTGCAGGTAAGGCAGTAATTGAAGTAGTAGTTGGCCGCGTATAAACTTTAAGTTTAAGCAAAAAGGGCACTACGGTGCCCTTTTTGTTTGGCGATAAATATGTAATAAGACGGAAATAATAATGGCTTTAACTCGCCCCAATTACAATAATTTACAAACAAACGTTGAAGTTTTTACAACTCCGATGACAGTATTACACGGTGGCTCAAATCAGGCCAACGTTGATGTAGGATTTTTATTTAATCGTGCCAATGGTTTAGTTTCAAACGTATCACTATATTGGTCAGAATCAAGTCAAAGTATTGTACACGCATTTACAAGCAATACTGGACTAACAAATTCAAATATTGCTATAACAAGTTACACTCCAGTTGATACAGGAAATCTTACAGTACATGGAAACGTAACAGTTACTGCCAACGAATATGTCAATACTGTTAACGCTATTAATGTCTATGCCAGCACAATTGGTAATACTGGTGCTACCCTAACTGGTACATTATCAACTGCTGCACAACCAAACATTACCAGCGTTGGTACATTAGCTGGCTTACACGTAAATTCAAGTGGCATTCAGTCTGATGGAACAATTATTACTGGAACTGTAAATGCTGCCATTATTGGTAACGTTGGCGCAACGCACACAGGATCAACATTAACATTATCTAGCTGGGCAAATATTGCCGGACCTTTAGTAGTAACAAATAATACTGCGGTACAGGCAATACAAGTAGCAGGCACTTCTACTAAGGGCGGTGCCGGTTATCACGATTTCTTATTGGCCACTAACCTTGGTGGCGGTACTAACCCAAATAAATCTTTCCGTTTAGACAGCTCTGGAAATTTTCAAATTATTAATAGTGCTTATACTGCAACTATTTTCCAACTTAGTGATGCTGGGGTACTTGGCGGCTTTAATCAGATTAGTGTCAGCGGATCAACCGGAACATCAGGACAAGTATTATCGTCAACTGGTTCGGGCCTACAGTGGGTAGCCTCCGGCGGATTCTCGGGTGGTGCAGTACCTAACCAAACAACATTTGCCAGTAACGTAATCGCCAACTCGGGTACCACAAGTACAAATAATACAACAGGTGCATTGGTAGTTGTTGGTGGTATGGGTGTGTCTGGCAACGTATGGGCCGGTCAGGTTTACGCTACTAATAATGGTAATGGTACAAACTTTGCAGTTGGCGACGATGCTTGGATTGGCGATATTAATATAGCTAATACAATGGGAGTCAAAGGCCAGCAAGATGCCACACAAGGTTATATTGTATTTGGTAATGCTAATAACACAAATTATATTGGTCGCAATGGTTCAAATCCAATTACTGTTACAGGATCATTTAATGTTACTAACGATTTAACTGTATCGGGAAATATTAATGCTTCTTATCTTAATACAGTATCATCAAGTCAACTTAGCGTCACTGCACCTTTGTTATATCTTACTGGCCAAGCATATCCGTATAATTATGATATTGGTACTTATAGTCACTTTATTGGTGGTCCGGCAAACGTCTACGCACATACTGGAATAGTACGTAGCTACCAAAATAACTATTGGGGATTCTTTAGTAACGTAAAATCAGAACCAGCAGGCACCATTAATTGGGGTGATGCAGGATTAATTTGGGACACTATAAAAGCTGGGGCACTGACCTTGGCCAATGCGTCTGGTACGGTATTAACAGTCAGTGGCAATACCGCAATTAACAGTACAATATATGCACAGGGTATATATGATAACAGCAATCGTGTATTAAGTACAAGTTCTGGAGCTGGTAATTTATCTATTAGTGGTACAGCCGTTACACTACCAGCAACCGGCCCTGGCGCTACTACAGTTGGTAGTTCGACTAGTATTCCTGTAATTACTACCGATGCCTATGGTCGTATTTCTGCATTAACAAGTAGTGCAGTTAGTACAACAATTAATTTATCAGCTGGATCTGGATCTGGATCTGTAGCAGGTGGCGGAACATTAACGGTATCTGGTAGTACTGGACTTACTACCAGTGTATCAAGTTCTACCATTACACTTACAAATAGTGGAGTAACAAGTGCAATAGCCGGTACCGGCGTAAATGTTTCAAGTTCAACTGGAGCAGTTACTATAAGCATTGGTCAAGCAGTAGCAACAACTAGCTCTCCAACTTTTGCCGGGTTAACCAGTGCAGGATCAGTTATTCCAAGTGCTAACGTAACTTATAATTTAGGATCTAGTACTGCATGGTGGTCTACTGTATACGGTAAAGCGGTACAAGCGCAATACGCTGACTTAGCAGAAAATTATCTTGCTGATGCAGATTACCCACCAGGAACAGTGGTAGTCTTTGGTGGTGATAAAGAAATTACAGTAACTACATTAGATCATGATACCGCAGTAGCTGGGGTTATATCCACGGATCCTGCATACTTAATGAATGCTGTAGCCAAAGGTTTACCAGTAGCATTAACAGGACGTGTTCCGTGTCGTGTACAAGGCCCGGTAATTAAAGGGCAAGTGCTAGTCACTAGCTCTACACCTGGCGTAGCACAAGCTATTGATAATTCTAAGTTTTTACCTGGATGTGTGGTGGGTAAAGCACTCGAAACAATAAATACTAATACTATAGAGACCATAGAAGTGGTCGTGGGAAGATTTTAAATGCAAAAACTCAGACAAATTTATCGTAGCAATTATACCGGCGAAAACGTAGTTACTACATTAACGTACGAAGGCGGTGACTGGAAACCAGAAACAGAAATGGTTCCAAATAGTGTTTTTACAACACACACTACTAGCCAAGCTATTGCTATTGCTAATGGCCCATCTCGCAATGGTTTTGATCTAACACACATAGCCAATCATAAAGGTGGTTTATTTGGTGTAGACCGATTACAAAGTTATGGCTGTAACTCAATTTATAACGAGTTTACACCAGACTTCTTAATTGCAATTGATGATGAAGTTATTGCAAATCTTGCAGATTCAGAATATACCGCAGATAACATTGTTTATGTGCAAGGCGAGAACGTATTAAAATATCCTGGTAAATTTTACCTAATACCACAAAACGTATCATATGATGCTGGCTCATTAGCTGCATATATGGCTTGCTTTGATGGTCATACTAAGGTGTATTTAATGGGTTACGACAGTTACGATGAAACAACAACTGATCATCCAACTGCAACATTTTTTATTAAATCATTATTATCAGTAATTCAAACTTATAACGAAGTTGAATTTGTAAGAGTAATGCCAACAAGTAATTATTCTTGCTCAACAGAATTATCTAGTCAGCCAAACTTCCGTCAAATTGATTTTAGAGATTTTGTATTAGAAGCCGATATCGGTTAATTTAATATAGACTCTAAAGTCTTTATTTTACGTTTTACAATATCAAAATTGAAACTACGCCAAAGCCCAGGATGTAAGGGCTTTGGATGGTCATCTAAATTTACCCAGCAGTATCCGCGATGTTCATCATTGAGTTTAGGTACAAATTCATCATCAACACTTACTAAGAATGTATAGTAAACAAATTTACGATTGTCTGCTGTAAACGTTTCCAGTGGAATAAATTTCTTTTTGGAAAAATCTTGCCCAATCTCTTCCTGTATTTCTCTAACCAGGCCTTGTATAACTGTTTCGCCTGATTCAATTTTACCGCCAACGATACCCCACGAGCCTGCGTGTTTAGTTTTATTGCGTAGTAAAAAAAGATAACGATTAGTTGACTTGGCGTAAACTAATGCGCCAACTCCTTCGGTGTGATCTGTCATTACAGTACCAAACTCCATTGGCCCGATCTGTAAATGCCTTCGTAACTTTTTACCCATGCAGATCCAGTCCAACGATATTGAACTTGTGTGTTCAAGTTGGTCACATATTCGGGGGTGGTAGTTGCAGCACTATCAAACTCTACTGTCCAGTAAGTGCCATTCCATTTGATAATGTCATTGGCAGCCGCAACCAAGTTAGTACCTGCTGCACCAGCCCATGCCATGGCCGAAGTGGAGTTGTTGTCGCCAATGGGATTCAATATCAAGTAACTGGTTCCAGTAGTCGGATTCAGTAATCCACTGGTTACAGTGACAGTGAATGGATCAATAATGGCATTCACTGCTGGCAATGTATTAGCCGGCAAAGTCATTGGATCAGGTGTAAACAACAGTTGATTACCATTGCCGGGATTGTATGCAACAGTACCCACTATCTCGTGCGGACCGTCGGGATAATCAAAGGTTAAACGAACTTGACTGATACCATTGGTGAGCGCACCATACAAGTTTACTAGGCCAGACCAAGGATATGTGGTGCCTGAGGTACCATCTTCGCTTAAGGTTTTATAAAGTGTTAAGGTATTGCCTACGTAAACTAAACTGTAATTCAATGGAGTATAGCGCATTTGACTAGTACTGGCAATCTCAATTAAATCGCCATTGAAACTGCCTGAATCGTCGTAGATATTGGCAATAATCTGCTGGACAACACCACCTTTTTGCACCTTAGATGGTAGAGTAAGCCATATAGGTATTTCAAACTCTAATGTAGCAATATCAATACTGCTGTCGTCGCCGCCTTGTGGCACAACTCTACTAGTTAGTGTTACGTTGTTCAACAACACAATACTCAAACTGGTCCAATCTACATAGTTATCACTGCTCTGGATTTCAAATCCAGGATTAAACAAGGGCAACATCTGTTCTAACAATTGTTGCTTTTGATCTGTGTTGGATGTCCAAATATCCAACTTCATACTCAATTTGTAAGGAGCTGGCATCAGTCTGCTGACACTATACTGCCCGTCCTGTGTACCAGTATAGGTTTGAGTATCAGGGTTGAGATTTTGTTCTCGTATTCTGATCACACCTTCGTAATAAGGATTTTGCAAACGATCACGATCATACGTTAAGCCACTCATGTAAGCACTCATGGCAGGTACTGCATTGAGAGCATTTTCACTGTTTTGTTTCAAGATGGTTGCGGCTTGACGACTGGGATCGCCATAATAAACAGGAACTGTTTGTAGTGTAGCAGTACCTGCGGCTGCACTTCCAAACTGCACTTGAAAGTTACTCATCATGCGTATAAATTGCAAAATGAATCGACGGATCTGTCCATCATAAGAATATTGTACAAGTCCGGCCATTATGGTTTAACTTTCATTGTTGTCTGCAGAAGGAGTCAGTGCACGACTCAACGGTTGTAATTCCGTCATGGTCTGACCTTCGTGGTTTGTATAAGTGTTAGTGTTATTTACATAACTAAAGCGTTGTGTCTGATTATTTGCAGCACCTGGTGTGATATTGGTGCGTACTGCATCCTCAACACGAGCCCAGTGTGTTCCTGAATATCTGAACAGTCGATTGGGCAAGTAATCTAACCGCAAGAAATAATCACCAACAGTGGGATTGGCCGGAAATCCTATGCCAGCACCAGTCACTAGACTATTTGGAGCCCGCCCGTCGCCAGTCAAGTAGCCCTGCACTTTGCCCAACGGACTACTGACACCCAAGTCAGCAGTATCGTGAGTATTGTCGGCATTGATGCCAGTGGTGTCAGCGGTAATTGGAGGACCAACAGGATTCTGCGCATCTTCAGTTGTGGGCAAAGTATACATGGCACTGGTATCATATCCAGACTCTGGAACATCAAACTCGGCTTGTGCAACGATT